CTGGAGGAAATCATTATGAATATTGAAGCAAAAAGAACTAGAGCATTTACGCCTTTTGAAATTACATTCAAAATTGAAACAATTGAGGAAGCGCAAAAGTTTTACGCATTATTCAACACTATACCAGTATGCGATTTTCTGGGAAGAAATGAGTTTAAAACAGAAAGTGTACGCAGGTTGATAGCTGAACACTCTGGAGTACAAGAAACCATCCTTGACGATGAAACCCCAAAACTTATAAATTGCATGGAACTCTCATGAGAATCGACAATCCTAAGCCAGCCGAAATAAAAGCACTTCGCGAACGCTTCAAGCATACTCAGGTTCAAATGGCTGAAGTCCTGGAAGTAACGCCGCGTACGGTCCAGCATTGGGAGGGCGGGACCGCACCAATGAGCCAAGTCAAATTCATGTTCTATAAATCGCGCATTTGGGATTTAGCAGACAAGTATTCTGATGTTTTTAACGTCGAATACGAAGGCTTGGTAATCGGCGTCAAAGCCCAGATCGAATGGGGATACCCAGCGACCAGGGAAGAACCGGGGCAACCTGATTACTGCGTCCTTGAACTCATTAACGGTTTGCCGGGTGATATGTTCGATATAGATGTTCAGGAAAAAATCGAGGAAGCTATCTGGAAAATCATCGACGAGACAAACTCGCTTGATCCTGAGATTGACGATTTTGATTACGACATAGAAGCGTAACGGGATATCCCGACACGGTACAAAAAATAAAGGCCGGAATTATCCGGCCTTTTTTATGGATTCTACTTTGGCAACCATGCCGGAGGCTTTTCACACCAGTTCATACGATGCCCCTGTCCGTTGTAATAAACCGCGTAACCCTGCTCGACCATCGCCTTACCAACATCGAACTTCCCGGCGTAGACTGTTGCATCAATCCTGAAATACTTATCCCGCGTCATGTTCTCAAGCCTGATCGCTTTGTTGTCGCTCCGCTTAAGAATTGAGCCAAGATAAACTTTTGCAGAATCGGCCAGTTTTCGCTCTTCATCGCACTTGGCGCCGTGAATCTCAGGTGTGTCGATTCCGCGTATCCTGATCGGTACATCTTCGCACAAGATATCTGGACACCCTCGACCAGCGAAGTTTACGACGAATGTATCGCCGTCCACGACGCGAACGAAGTCAGCATGTACATTCATGCCTTCGTGTCGTATTTTCCCGTCCTCACCGCGACTGGAGGCGCTACACGGGTCGGCATAAAGCAATGCCAATAATACGATTGCGAACATCGCGGTAATTAAATAAAAATATCCGTCCGGTTTGTTGTATTTCATCTTTACCTCATTTAAGTTTTTCGTTTTCCTGGCAAATAAAATCTATCAGGCATTCAAGCTCACTTGGAGTCAAAACAATTAAGTCAGAATTGAAATTCTTCGTCATTGTTCTATCGTCCTTCGTGATTCTTATGGTTTTCTCTATTTTGCTGGTCAAAACATTTGCAAATCTATTTGCATGAATACCGACCAACAGACCGTCCATATAATCTGTATTTACGCTAGGGTGTGGACCTCCGAAAGCGCGGTAAGAAAAAATGGTTTTCGTGTCCATGCCGCGCAGGCAATCTTGAACACCATCGAGCAACCGCTTTTTTTTATCTGGATTCATGGCTAAGCATCCGTAGCAGAGTTATTTGCAGACTCGTTATCATCTGCCCTAACCCTTGTATCACGACTTCCAGGAAGCTGACCAGCAATTCCAGCGGAACTAATACCAGGACCGTGAAAAGGTCGAGCAGGGCCAACATAAGACGCAATATTAGAATCACGCTGATCGGCTTTAGCCTTGAGAAGATTGAGAAAAGGAATTGCATTGATTACCTCTTTGTGAAAATAAGGCATGGCTAATTGAAAATTATTTATTTTTTGTACGCATGACGCCATCTTAATGCGTCAACATTATTAATCGAATCCCGCTCTTCTTCTGTCATGTCATCATTGAACGGGTAAACATATTGCCTGCATCTTGGGCATTTCTCCTGATTTCTTGTGATAGCAGTATGGCAACACGTTGTAAACATCTGGCTATTCGTTGGCGAACTTAAGTAAACAGATGACATGGTTAATTTAACCTCGCCTTCTCAATGAAGATAAAGCTACCACCAGCAATGCTAGAGCAATTGGGGATTCTTTTTGTCCGATCTACGGCAAGGCACTCTCCTTCTTTCTGAAAATAACATCCATTGCACCCATCGCCAGAAGCAACACGCATCAACATCTTGCCATCGCACTCGAACATATTATTCTCGTCAAGCGGAATAGCATTGTTTTCGATAGACTCGATACCAGCACCGATAATCTGTTCTGCCGTTTTTTCGACAACCATCTTTACAACGTCAAGCAACTGCCCGCCATTCAGGATGACGATATTTGAATCGACTACAATGCCTTTGTGATTGGGATTTTCAGAATCCTCGACGATCAAATCCTTACGTTCATTTAGCAGGAATACGGACAAGTCGCCCATCATTTTGCTACGGAACTCATGAATTAACTGCTTAGGATCGATGCTTTTTTCTATCTCCTTATCAGTAATCAACTGCCTTGATTTAATGACGCACTTCATTTTGCCAAGCTCACCGGCAACAAATGAAAGGATGCTGCCGATATTGATGTCAACATCTTCCTCGTTATCGGTTATTTCAACTCTTACTGGGATATTTTTTTTCATATAAATTTGCTCTCGTCGATCTTGCCGGCCTGGAACTGCGACAAGGTATAGCCCGCCGTGTACTGGCAATGCGCGTATTCTTTGAATGTCCGCCACCGGCCCGCCCATTCAAGACCGATAGATTCGGCAATCTCTCCGCACTTCTCAAAAGTCTTGATGTTTTTCCAATCCGGCTTGCCGTCAACAATCGGAACAAAGTCGAAGGCGCATTGATGATTATGCCAAGACTGTCCAGGCTTCGCGTTCGTTACCTTTCGCCCTGGCGCCGTCCGGCCTTTCGCATACAGCGCCGCCTGAGCTTCGTTATCCCGATATGTTGATGTAATGATGACATCAATCCCTGCGGCTTGGCATTTTTCTATAAACGCGACCGCCATGCTTCGTACTTTAGGCCGCAGATCGGCCAAGTCTCGTGAGTTTTTCATTTAAAACTTCCTCCCATAAATAGGTTGCTTCAGTTTTGTAAACTTACTCGCACCCAAGCCAACAAAAATCCCGAAGGATAGCCACATAAACGACGACAACACAATTCCCAGGTAGATCGCGACCAAAGCCACGACCAGCAGGAAAGTTATTGTTACGCTACGCCACTTAGAAAATTCTGATTCTCTCATTACCGCAACCCCTTGCTTTCGGTAACGGTTTCCTGCCCGTTGTACTGCCCGCGTTTATGATATCCGGCGTGTTCTGGAACCCTTTTGTGCCGGAAGAAAACCATTTGCCCGATTTTCATTCCTGGCTTTAGCAACAAGGTATGATTCTCGTTCATGTTCTTAAACTCAAGCGTAAGCCTGGAGTTATGCCAATACGGATCGCACCAACCGGCGTTCAAATGCTCCAGGCCGCACCGCGCCATACTCGATTTCAATTTGTACTCGCACGATATGTCATCCGGCAAATTGAAACGTTCAACCGATGACGCCAACAGGAATTGCCCAGGTATCATTTCATATCCTTCATCGGTCATTTTTTTAACTACCGTGTTTATTTTGCCTTTTCTGGATAAGTCAACAACACGCGAACCCTTCAAAAAAAACAAAGTGTTTTCAAGCAAAAGAGTGTCGCCCAGTGTGATATCGATACTGGACCCGTTAACGTTTGCCGGATCGGCGGTAATGACGCCACGCTCGACCAAATCGAGCAATTCACAATATGACAGAACGCCGTACCGCCGCGTCGATTTGTAATGCAGACATATGATTCTGCCGATCAATGCCATCGCTACAATGACAGTTCCTACTATCCACATAACCCGCAATAATTCTTCAATATTCATGGTAAATAGACCCTTTATATTTTCTAAAATACGCCGGAAGCAATCATGCCACCAACACCAATAACGCCCGCGTTAGCCGCCTCGATCAATCCTCCCCAAAACTCGATCAACTCGCCCAGGTAAATTGAACACGCGAACACAACAACAACAAAGCACACGGAAAAAAGTAAAAATTTCGCCGCCACTTCTTCAGCCTTCTCTTCAATCTGTTTCATCTTCCAACCCCATAAATGTTTTTAAAAGCCTCTTCCCGGCAATCAGCCTCATCCATGACGCCATCATTAGCCAGCTTGCCGCAGTATTCGGAGAACCTGATGAAATCATCATCGGTTAAATCGATTCCATGAATCTCGGCATGAAACTTGAGATATTCATTGTCCTCTTCACCGACTGGTATTTTGCTCATGTCAAAGTGTCTCCTTTTGAAGAACGCCCCGGCGTTCACAAGATTCACCGGGACGCGAAGAAAATCTGGCCAAAACATAGTTACCAGGGGAAAGGTATCTCGAATTTCGGTAATTTAAACGCTGGCTTTTTAGCCAACGCGATTATCCTGTTCACGCGGTTTATCCTGTAGTTGAATATACTGTCCAGGTTCAACGTCAAATCATCCAGGATCAACGGGATCATTTTGCTTGCGGCATTAGCCATCTTCTCTGGATCGTTGCTCATGTAGTTTTCAAGAAAATCTTCATCTTCATAATCATCGATGACAACCGTAAACGCGTCAAGCGCATCAAGCTTCACCTTGTCCAGCAAACGATTCATTTCGTCGTCATCCAGCGGTTCTTCGTAGATTTTGCGATGAAGCGTTGGGTAATAATACTGATAATTGATTGGGTATTGAGTTTCAAAGAAAGCAAGGGTCGCCCCCAGTCTGGTCGCCAGCAAGGCATGTGCTATAACCATGTGTATGAAAAGCCTTGCGTGTTCTATGTTTGTAAAAATGTGCATGTTCAATCCTCTTCAAAGTAATCGCCCACTTTGGGCAGCATTGTTGATACGTTACGGGCATACAGATCGACCAAGGCTAACGCCTTATCGCCGGTAGAATACCCTCGCTCGGTCATAATGTTCTGTAACGTGCTTTTCGGGACACCTGACTTTTCTGCTATCTCATCGATTGTTGCCCCGGCATCGATAAGACCTTTTATAACGTATTTCCAGTCAACGCTACGCGTACCGCTCTTTAATCGCTTCCCCCTTGGCCTATCCTCATCTTCTGATTCTATGCCTTGGTACTCGACAAGCCCCTCAATGAGTATCATCTCAATGTATTTCATTTTCAGGATCGTCGCCTTTTCTATACTCACCGATCATCGGCAATGAATCCCGACCGATGTTCAGAACGTAATAGATTATTGCACTAACCGCTTTGTCTGCTTCGGCCCACTCCAGGTCGCCCCTGACTATAGCCTCAAGTTTATGCCGCGTCATTCCCAGTAGAAGAGCAAGCTCTTTGTTCGATAAACCGGTCCTGTCCTTAATCTCTCGCAAAAGGATTGACCAATCGACACGGCGCCTTGGGTGCTTGATTCGTTTTCTTGGTTCATCTTCAAAAGCTTCCGCGTCGTGAGATACGCCAATGTAACCCCTGTCGTTATAAACGAAATCCACTATTTGCTCCTTTTGCTGCTTCTCGTTTCTAAAATATCGATTCCATACAAATACTTCATCATGTGCTTTTTCATCCGATAAACTGGCGTTATAACCCCCTTGAAATCCTCAACGATAAAAACACCGTCGCGCCTATAACAAAAATCAGCAACATACCTGATTGCTGGCTTTTTGCGACCGTCCAGCACGACCGGAGCGATAAGCAGAAACTCAACCTGACGGACAAGTGTTTCTATTTCCCCATCCTTTTGCATCTGAAGCAATACAAGATACCGCTCGTATTCGCCCTTCGAGTCAAACTTGCCGAAAGCATTAACAATCTTCGTGTTTCTGTATTTGCTCATTTAAACCTCGTCAGCTTGTCCTGGTCCAGCGCGTAACCCTTGCCGCGTCCTGATAAGTCGGTTATGTTTTCATCCCGGCGAAGGTCGCGTTTTCGAGCGAATCCAGGAAAGTAAACGGTATTCGCCTTTCGATCAACGATAGCCAGAACATAGATATCGATGTCTGGATTCTCTTTCAGTGTGCATATCAGACGCCCGGTTTTGTATTCGGTCGCCTTTATGTCATACCTGAACCCGTCCAGGATGCCGTCATAACTTCCGGATCTTGGGTTCAGATCCAGAAGGGGAAATACGTTTCGCCATTTGGCGAACGCCCATTCCCCCATCATTCCAACGATATCGCCATCAATGCCTGATTGCGGCCCTATCTTCGCATCGTGGACGCCCAGGAATCTTGATGTCAATGCGCGTAACCTGCCAATCAGGTTACAGACGAGCATATCGAAGTCGTTTAACTCAATGACCATAAGGATCGTTATGTCTATGCCATTCGGTATGGCATTTAGAGCAAAGCCACCTAACTTCAAGCGGCTTACTGTAATCATCGTGATGTCCATGAATCCTGGTCGATTCCTTTCCGCACGATTCGCACGAAGCAGGCTTAATAAGCCTTCTGTCTCGAACCGCATTTCCCACAATGATATGCGCGGCCCGACGAACAACATTGTTATCTTGCCACTTATCCTTAGCTCTCTGAGCTGCGGCCCTTCCTTCTGGCGTCTGGATATACCTTTGTTTTGCAGCCTTTCTGCTCTCGCTCTGATCCCTGATGCGGTCATACTCCTTGTAATAGTCCGCATTTTCCCGGTAATTCTTTCGTGTATCAGCTTTAGTGCAATCCTTACACTTGTTTAAGTGTCCGTCTGCCATCATCTTATGCTTATAAAATGATGACAACGGCTTAACCTGTTCGCATTTAAAACATCGTTTTGAATCAGTCATGGCATTAATCCTGCGAAATAAAAATGCCCATTATAGACTAATTCTAATTAAAAGGTATATCATCCTCGAAATCATCATACGATGGTTGGGTTTGTGGCTTTGCCGCCCCCCTGCTTTGTGGTGCTTGGCTATCCGGCGGCTGGCCGGATCGATTTGATCCGACGAACTCGAACGAGTCCATCATTATTTCTGTTGAGTAATGGTCCTGTCCTTCCCTTTCCCATTTGCGGGTACGCAGGAATCCTTCGATAAGGATTTGGTCGCCCTTCTTAACGTAGTCGCCAATCACTTCGGCCCGCTTGCCGAATCCATTAACACGATGCCACTCGGTTTCCTCTTTCTTTTCGCCGGTTTGCTTGTCATTCCATTTTCGCGTAGTAGCTACGATCAACTGCACAACAGCAATTCCAGATGGCAAATTCCTTATTTCTGGATCTTGGCCGACTCGGCCCATTATTATCACCTTATTCATGCTAACCTCTTTTTCTTAAAAGTAAATTCTAACAAAAAACACAAAAAATATCCATTACTTAATTGCCATAAGCCCCATATCAAACCAAATCCTTTGAGTCCTCATAACTCCTTCCAGATGCGCCAATTTGACGTAATCTGTTTCAAAGTGCCGCGTCCTGCGGTCTATCTCATCATGGCACGAAGAACAGGCAAACGCCGCTTGATAGTCATCTGACTTCAATGCCATCCCGGCCCCGCCAACATGCGCCAAAACCGTAGTCTCTGGATTGAAATTGCAAACTGCTAACCTCACTTGGCATTGCTGGCCCTTGGCCGAATCCCTCAATTTCTTACTCTCAATCCTTTTGTTTTTCTGGTACATCACCCAATATCCTCGTATAAATTCCGCTATCCTCTGGCCGGCAACCGCCGTTCATCTTGATCGCCCTTACCGCCTCCCCGTACTTTTGTCTATCCTCTCTATTGAATCGCCAAGCCCAAAGCTCTCCTTCGCATCCACGCTTGATGAAATCATTACGGAACTTTTTATTTTCCTTGAACATTTCGACAACCAACATTACTTTCTTTCTCGGCCAGGGTGTATTTCCCCGGTAAAGCGTGAACTCGAATGAGTAATGGTCGTTAATAAACTTCAAAACCCTGTAAATCCAATACCGGCGCTTACCTCTATCCCTGTCTGCCAACATTCCTCTTTCGATTCTAGCTTCCCGTAGAATGTCATGTGTGCTTTTGCGTGTGCGTCCAATCAACTGACTTGCTGTTTTACTCACGATGAAAACCCCAAAATTATGTTTACTTGATCTTCGAGGTCATCCCGCGTGTAGTGCGTGAGATACCTCTCAAGAATGACGTCGATTGTTGCGCTATAAAGCGCCTCGAACTCAACCTCGTTCATCTTGGCGAATGAAATTGATTTAGCGACACGCTTTAGCTTGCCGAACGTGTCTACCTGAACATCGTAATAACCGGCCAGGATAGTTACCGCATCTCGGAATGAATCGAACGAACACTTAAGCACTTGCCCCTTATACTCGACTTCAGGACCATCCCAACATGCGAACCCCGCCCGCAGTAACCCAAAATACTTTTTCAAGAATTTCAGGTTACGCGGATGAGTTATCTCAACAACGTACTCCTTGCCTTCTGTAAGCGCCTCAAGGTCTTCAACGGCCTGCATATTGGTCGGAATTAGTCGCCCTTTGTAAGCCTTGAGGATTGTCTTTATCACTGTTTTTTCTTGTGCAGGAGAAGTTTCAACTGAACTTCGACCTGAGAATAAAGCGAATTAAGATCGCCAACATTCCAGATCGTGTAATCCGGCTTAATCGCATCCATTTGGTTTTCGGAAATATGCGCGGAATCGTCGCCCAGATCGCGGAATGGTTGATCGTTCTGGACGCGGATCAAGATGAACCCGCGTGAACGTAAGGCTTGTGCTTCGGTAAAAAACCGGCAATCTGAGACAACAAACCTGTCCTGGTAGCACGGATGTTCCAACAAAGTTTCCATGCGATGAAACAGATCCATTATCCACAAATCTGGATGCACCTTTTGACGGCCCCATTCAGTGCCAAGTGTTTGGCACAATTGCCGAAAAGACTTGCCTATGGCCGGGTGTACCTCTTCTTTACCGAAATCAACCCAGTCAATAAAAGGTGTTGCGGCCCGTACCGCATCTTTCACCGGATCGGCGAAAGCCAGTTCTATGAACCCATAATTCTCGGCGAGGTATTTTGCAATGGTGCTTTTACCAGTCCCAGCCTTTCCTATTAATCCAATTCTCATTTCTTTCCCCTTATAAAATAATCAGTTAATCTCTCGATAACGTCGTCAGATGTATGGCCGTCGAAATCAGGAGCATAGTCATATGTCGTAAAACCTTTACCGTTCAGCAAGTTCCAGAATGAACTTGGCAAATGATAGGTAATCTGTTTGCCGCCCAGGTCCATTCCGGCAATGAAGTATCCCTTGAAGAATGTGCCGTCCGAATGCTTCTCGGCCCGCCAGGACAGTCCGGGATTGGACGCCATCAGCGAACAGAAAAGAACGTGCCGATGCAAGTACAGTTCATCGAACGTATGATACCCATCTGAAATTTCACCCGTTTCTCTTGTCATGTTTTCCCCTTTTGTAAAATGAGCGTTTATTCTCTAACATTTTTGGTGTCGTTGTAAAGTTTTTTCGCAATGTCATAGGCCCAATGGCGATAACAGTGCCATCGTGCAATTCACCATGAATCGCCACCGGCTTACCGAACACCCGCGAGACTTCGCCCAGGAACTCAGCGAAGTCTGGTGCTTCCCTTTTGATGTGAACAAACAGTTCACGCTTCTCTTCGTTGTTCACGCCATTTGCTTGAAGTGTTCAGGACAATACCAACGACCCTCAGCGCCTCTAACCGAATGCGACAACACTCCGGCATTAGGGCAATTGCCATAACAGCATTCGACAAATCCGACATCCTCTCGCTTTTTGATCTTACCGTCCTTGTAATGTTTCTTAATCAGGGCTTTGTGTTCTTCATATCTTTGCTCAAGCGATACCTTTCCCCTGTCGGCTAGAATCCTCTCCCATTCTGCCCGAATATTAGGCGGCATCCGTACCGGCGCATCAGGGCTTGGCAATTGCTTCTGTTGGTGTCGATCAATCATTTCCTTCTCTCTCGCTATGCTTTTCCTTACCCTGTCGATCTCATACGCCATAGTGGCAATTTGAGGAATGGTAGGCATTTCGCCCTTTGAATCAATAACGCATTTTCGATATGCCTCCTCTAATGACTCAGGATCGATGTTTTTCACTAAGGCATAGAACCGCCTTCCCAACTCCGCTTTCTCGCCGTCATCGGTAACTGCGTTGAAAAATGGCACAGGATAACCGTACTGCATTTGCGTAATTATGTCCCAGACTACTCTCTTTGTGCTTTTTACTTGGTCGTTCATTTCACTTCCTCTTGGTTGCTAAAAAGGGATTTTTTCTTCATCAAGTTCTTTTTTCCATGCCTTCAAATCAGCAAGAATCTTCTCAAGCTCTTCTGGCGTATGCTCAGAAGGTTTCTTTTTGCCCGGCAAATAAAAGTAATGAGATTGTATAGCTACGATTTGTCCGGTTAAGTGCCTCTTTATGTTTTCCATTCTTTGCGCGAAATCCTTATCCGATCTCGCCTTCATCCTGGCCTGCTCCTCGATTCTCTCCTTTTCCTGCTTCGATAACCCGCTTGTCTTGTCATTCAAGTACCATTCGGCCCTGAATCTCTCCCATTGCTTTTCCAGCATAAATTCGATTGCGGCCTGGACCGTGATTCCGGCAAGTTTGGCTTGGTTAGGGATTACGTTGAATGCGCGTAATGTCATCACGACTTTGTTCTTCACCCTCCTGTGTTCGGCAAGCTCGGCTATAACGCTCTCTTCAACACCATGCGAACGGATCGCCGCCAGTGCATCATCGTTAATCCACTTCTTCTCGGCTATCGCCTTCTTCGGTTTTTCAGGAACAAGGTCGTTTAGTGTTTCGCCTGCCGCGATGAACTCGCCCTCGATTGCTTCGTCTTTCGTTTTCTTTTGGATCTTACGAAGTAAGATCTTTTCTTTTTCTTTAGTATTTATATCAGTCTTACTATAGTCCCACATTTTGGTACTGGGCAAATCATCAAAAACACCCGTCAAAGCCGCGTCATTACTGGGTTTCTCAATAAATTCTTCCAAGTCCTGTTTTTTGGTACTGGGGTCGTCAAATCCTATAGGGCAGTCCTGAATTTTGGTACTGGGAGAAGTTGTTGATTTTATTTCACTTTCTTTATGGCAGTCCTGAATTTTGGTACTGGGCTTTTGGGGGTAGTCCTGAATTTTGGTACTGGGCGTATTTCCTGCGTTTCTGTAGTCAAAGGCCCAGTATTCATAATCGAAGCCTTTTTTCGTTTGAGTCTTGGTTCTTTTCATGTAACCAAGATCGATGAGCCGATTTATTGAAGCGTAAACGGTATTTCTTGATCTCGACAAAGCACGCGTGATCTCTGTAGGATTTATAACCCAGAAGTCAGGCTTTGTCAGAATGTAGGATAGAACACGAAAATCATTGTCCTTTAACTCTGGATCAATGATTAATGTGTTTTTTATTTTTGTGAAATTTCCAACGCTTTCATCTCTGAAAATGTGTTGAACTGCATTCTTTTTCCGCATATAATTAAATCTCTTGAGATGCGTTAAGTATAAGGCCGGAGTGTTCGATCAAAACACCCGGCCATTTTTTTGCCTATTCTTCGTTTGTATTGAAAGTTATATCTTCGATAGTAATTTCAACCTTGAAAGGGTCGTCTCTGTCTGTTTCAACTTCAAAATTAATGACACCTTTCACGCTAAGGCTACGAACAACTTCATAAAACTCGCGCATTAAATCATCTGATGCCTCCTCGACGTATCGCTTTGGTTCTTTTTTGCCTTGCTTTACCCCGACAATGATACAGCACATGGCAATTTCTCTCAATGTTAGGCCCGCATCTGGATTCATGAATGTTTCATCAAAATCAACAAATGGGTCATACGACCTGAATATAGTTTGATTTTGCCTTGGTTCGATGGTTGTTTTCTTTTTAGTCATTTTTTTTCCCGTAATGTGTTCTGACATAAGCCATTAGGCCGCGCCTTTTGTTGCCGCCTGCCGCTTTAATTGCGCGTTCAACGCCCCGTCTATCGGCCCTATAAAGATCGATGAAAACGCCATCAACCTTTGCAAGCCCAAGGACATGCAATTTGATTCGGTTATAATTGAAAACGGCCTTGCTGACTTCGAACCAACCTGGACCGGGCTTGTTTGGTCGAAGTTTACTCATAATGTTTCTCCATCAGTGTTGACAACATTGGCGCGAAATACGGCCCTAGAAAACCCCAGTGGCGTAGCACTGCGTATGTTGTGACGATCAGGTCCAGGGGGGCATTTATGGATTCTGTCATCAGGTTCTCCCAGTCCATCAATCTCATTCTTTTCTGGCATTACAAAGCCACCTCCGATCCACAGGCAGGTTTTCTTTGTATAATTATCGCCTATGTTGTAGCCGGTAAAATGATGAGGACTAAATATGTAGTCTGGTTTTCTCCAGTGACTTGAAATGTTGCTTACTGGATTCTCAATGAAATAAGGGGCTTCAGATCACTCGCAGAATTCAGCGGCAGTAGCGAACATTTCAATTGATGTTGCCAGTCTTCTAAGGCCTTTACCCTTGAACCATCTTGCACCTGAAACCGCAACATGGTCACATGGCGGGAAAGCCGCAACGAACGCAATCCTATTTCTATCAACTGGACATAGCCAAGGCTTTGTTAAGTCCCAATGAACCTTATGAAGTCTCCCGTCAGTGGTTACTCCATCTGAATCATAAGCTGGCGGATGCTGTATATCCACTATCCAGCAATCGAACCCAGCTTCCAACCAAGGATCAACCATTTTTCCACTTACATCAAAAAGGCTTATAACTGTGTCTTTCATAATTCCACATCCTATTCTGATTTAGCCATCAGTGTTGACAACATTTGCCGCGCCGCACTCAGGCAGGCCGATTTATCCAAGCGTCCCCAGTCTCTTAACTTAGCCGCCTTGATGTAACCCTTAAGCGCCTGGATGCGGTCGTATTCACGCTCAGGTAATGAAGTGCCTATCGAGTTAATCCACTCGATTTCCTGTTCCGTCCTCCACGCTTCGCGCATTTTCTTTTTTCTTTGGTTGTATGTCATTGCCATTTCTAATCCTATTTTTGCTCAAATTTAAAACAGGTTCTATTCTGTAGCTCACCGCCCCAGAACAGATCGCCCTCGTAATCTTTATTGCCAAGTCGCCTTAGCAATGAAGTCTTATTAACGCCACCAATGAATCCTTTCTTTTTGTGAAACTCATAAACTCGGCATCTCCCTATACCCTGGCCGGTCCCGATGCTATCAGGAATGAATAACCGGCATTGGATACAGCTTGCCGTCATTCGTTGTCCCTGTTCTGCAAACTCCCCTCGAACAAGTCATTGAGATCAAGCGTGTAGTTGCTTGCCTCGATAATCTTGTTCCAGAATCGCGTTGAAGGATACCGCGTGTTGATCGACCATTTAAAAACGGTGATAGCCGATGTTCCAACCTGATCGGCGAAACGCCCGAAAACGTCCATTTTATTCTCGTCGGTTTCGCCAGCCTTCTTGTTCAAAAATTTAGATAGTGCAGTCATCTTCTCCTCTTGTGTTGTTTTCAAATTTCCGAAAAGTATATTTGACCTAAAAGTAAAAATCAAATAAACTTAAACCTCACTTGGGTTCTGGTTCAGGTGGTTTGTTTTTTGAGAGGCCCCTAGCGGATAGTGGGGCTAGTTACTTCCGCTGTATAGTGAAGGCGGCGGTTCGCGATTATCATTTCGGCCAGCCGCGTCATATGAGATCAGAGAGAATTTTTAGGTAGTAGTCGCCGGATGGCCGTCGATGAGACTCCAAGGAGTTACCGAAGAAACTTGATGATTTGCCGGAGGCTATACCCGCACAGTCCTTGCGGTGAGCCGATTAAATGCGGCGTGGACGGATCATCAAGAAGTGCATCGATAACGCCGCCCGCGCCGGTGTGCTTCTTAATGGTCCTAGCCTGACGGGTCACAACGTCAATAAACAAACCGTGAAAGTCGGTAATTCGACACAACCTAATTAACTGGGGTTGCGTTCGGTATTAGTGGATAAGAAGAGTATGCGCTTGCCGGCAAAGTTTGTGCATACTGGCTAGGATCATTTTTTAATACATTCAACCTTTACGAAAAGGAAAGACAATGAAAATAGAACCAAAAGACAATCTACCGATTGGCACAGAAATGACGGACCAGAGACCAATGAATATGTCCATTGCCACCAGCGACACCAAGGCAATGATCGAGGCCCGGTACTTGGTTGCCTATCGCAATCCGCGCAACTGGGATCAGGTACGGCTGGACATCCTCGGCGAGTGCAAGCGTCCCGCCTTCGCAAACAATCCATCGGCTTATTACATCAAGCCAATTGGCAAGGGTGTTCGCGGCCTTGGCATTCGATTTACAGAAGTCGCCCTGCGGTGCATGAAGAACGTGCTGATCGAAAGCAACATGATTTATGAGGACGATAAGAAGGAAATCCATCGTGTTTCCGTTACCGACCTCGAAGCGAACATCACATATCCGCTGGATGTGAAGGTAGAAAAGACCGTAGAGCGTAACCGCCCTGATGACGGCAACTTTATCTCAGTCAGGAAAAATAGCCTTGGCAAGCCCGTTTATACGGTAGTCGCCAGCGAAGATGATCTTCTCAATAAACGAGGCGCCATGATATCGAAAGCGATACGGACGCTCGGCAATCGTATCATCCCAGGAGACATCCAGGACGAGGCAATAGAAACAATCCTGAAGGTACGCCAGGACACGACCGCAAAAGATCCCCAGAGCGAAAAGAAGCGCATTATCGATGCGTTCGCAGGTATTGGCGTCAATGCAGAAATGCTGGCCGATTACCTGGACCATCCTATCGAACAATCGTCGCCACAAGAATTAATGGACCTTCGCGGCATTTACGGCGCCATAAAAGATGGCGAGGCATCATGGCGCCAAGTGATGAACAACAAGGCAGACGAAGCGCCGGACGCCGGACAGGCGCGGACAACGCCGGACAAAAAAGCAAATGTGTCCACTACTGATCCGGTTAACCAGAAAGATGAAGAACCGAAGAAGGATGGACTTCCAGAATATCCATCCGACCGATTCGCGTTCAATTCAAAGAAATGGATGGAGGATGTAACAAGCGGATCGAAAACCACAGAACAAATCATAACCGCGATTTCGGCAAAGTTCACGATGTCAGAATCGCAAATCAACACAATCAAATCTTGGAGTAACAAATGATGATTCCAGCAATAGCGGCAAATGACAAAAGAGTACAGCACCTTCATCTTGAACAAGGCTCTCAAGAATGGCACGAGTATCGATCAAAGCATTATGGCGCATCTGAACTGAAAGCCGCCCTCGGCATTGATCCGCACATGAGTCGATACGACCTTATGGCGTTCAAGAAATTCGGTATTAAGAAGGGTCATAGCGATTACGTCCAAAACAACGTACTGCAATTCGGCCATGACGTTGAAGTTATCTGCCGGGATATTTTCTCCGAACACGAAGGCGTTATGCTCGAACCGGCGGTTTATTCTTACGGGATGCTCAGTGCTTCAGTCGATGGTATCGACGATCTTGAAACCGTTGTGCTTGAATGCAAGCAAGCCAATAAAGAACTGTACGAGGACGTACGCGCCGGGAAGTGTCCAGATATACATTACCCACAGTGCCAGCAGGTTTTGCTCGTTACAGGATGCCCACGTTTGATTTTCGCGGTAACTGGCGGGACCGTAGAAACAACCGAATACGTTGAAGTAAAGCCGGACGAAAAATACTGGAAGTTTATCTTGATGACTTGGGAAATCTTCCATGATGAACTGCAAGATTTTAAGCTCCGTGAAGAAAAGGAAGTGCATGAAGTAGTCGAACGTGGAACTCTTCCGGCAATCATCCTGAATGTTGAAGGCAGGATGTTAAGCAACAATCTTGATGTGTTCATGGTGAAAGCCAAGGAGTTTGTTGGTGAGTTCAACCTGACACCAAAGGACGATGCGGAGTTCGCCCAGGCCGAAAGCGATCTGAAGGTGTTGAAAAAAACACGCGAAGAACTGAAGTCGGCAAAAGAAAATGCCATGAATCAAACCGGATCTATCATGGACGCGATCAAAATTATTGACGAAGCCGATAGCCTTTTCCAAAAAGCTCAATCTGCTCTTGAAAGGGCCGTCAAGGCGCAAAAGGAATCTATCCGCGCCGATATAGCAGAGAAGGCAAGAACGTCTATCACGCTTTATGCCAGGGGTATAAATTCAGACCTGGGCGGAATCTTCACAATAACCCCTCAGTTCCCAGACTTCAGCGAAGCAATGAAGGGTAAGAAAACAATCAAGGGTTGCCAGGATGCCGTTGACTTAATGCTGTCCGAATGCAAGGCAAGCATCTTGACCCAGTCAAAGCATATCAAAGAATGCTTCGATTACTTCCA